AAGCAACGAACGAATATGCAGATATTTTAGTTTCTATGTATTATTTGTGTGATGATTATGAAGCAATGTTTATTGAATTTCCTATATTAGTAGAGTCAATTACTAGTGATTTAGCATATGATAGAGGAAATAGCTTGACAGACGTTGGAAAATGGTGTATAGTATCATTAAATGCAGAAGGATATGATGAGAATATACATTTAGGGTTGTATTTGGGAATGTTGCCAATATCAATCATTTCATTATATGATAGAAAAAATGCTTCCATAACAAATAGATTCTATCCAAACCCGTGTGTATTTATTCCGAAGTTTAATAAATTGTTTTATGGTGTAAATATGCGATGGAAGTTTATCGAATCCGAAGATGATTTGAGTGCACTTGAAGAAACAAAAGATGATACGGTATATTTCAAAATAATCAGAAATCTTTTGGCAGAAAAAATATCTAATAAAGAATTGAAAAAATAATTTTTTATTAAATATAATAAAAACGTAGTTAACACATATTTAGTTTACAGACAACTGAATATGTTGACTAAATAAATATATCAATCGTTGACCTTTAGATGCCATATCGCAAGAGTAGCTACTAAAGCAATATCGCAAACAAGGTACAACAGAAGGAAACGTGAGGTAATTTAATTATGACAAGTTTTGACATGACATGGGATGACGTAAAGACTGGTAATGGAAATGTAAATTTCTTGACCCTTGAATCAGGTAAGGCAGGAAACCTTATGCGAATTGTTTCTAAGCCATCAGTAATTGATGTGCATTGGGAGGATTCTTATGAGGATGGTGCAAAGAAAGCGCATAAGATTAATTGTCTTGGTGCTAAATGCGTTCTTTGTGAGCATGGTTCGAAGCCACGCCATCGTTATCAGCTTTTGGTAATTGATAAATCCAATTGGAGCAGAGAAGATGGATATGGTTCAGATGGCCCACAGGTAAAGGTTCTTGAAACTGGTATTTCTGTAATGAAACAAATCAAGACATACGCAACTGACCCAGAGTACGGAGACCCAACCACTTATGATATTAAAATCAAAAAGGAAGGTTCAGGTAAAGAAACCCGTTATGCGGTAGTTCCTAGCCCAAAAACCATTCCACTTACGGATGAAGAAAAAGAAGCTGTGGAAAATTCACCAACTCTTAAGGATTTGAATAAGATGCTTACAGAGAGCGAGATTGTTGCACTGAATCTTAATATTCTTTCCGACATGACGGCTGATGATGTTGAAGGTTCTGAATCCGATTCTGACACAAAAGAAGAAGACGGCGAGTGGGATAATTTTGACTGATAGATAAAAACAGAAGGATAGAGAATTTAATCTCTATCCTTTTTTTATACAATGAGGAAGGAAGTTATTGTAATGGAAGAAACAACAGGACTAGCAAATTTTATAGCATATGCGAAAAAGCTAACGAATATTCAAAGATGGAATACTGAATTTTTATACCATAAAGCAAGCGTTGCCGAACATTCATATTCTGTTGCGCAAATAGCACAATGTATAGGGATTATTGAACAAAAACATGGTAAAAAAATAGATTGGGCTAAATTATATAGAAAAGCAATTAATCATGATATTAAAGAATCGTGTACTGGTGATATTCTGCATAACACAAAACATAAAAAAGAAGAAGTAAATAAAGCATTAAATATAATAGAAACTGAATTAAGTAATGAATATATTTTGTCAAAAATTGATAATGTGGATTATCGACAAGAAGTTGAAAATATTATAAATGAAGATAAAGATGATACATTAGAAGGTAAAATATTATCCGCAGCGGACATGATTGATGCAATGTTAGAATGTCAGCAGGAAATAAAATTAGGTAATGTAAATCCATTCAAAGAACGGTATCATTATTTAGAAAAAAAATTATATGAAATTGATTTGATTTCAATTAAACTATTTTTGACAGAAATATTGCCAGCATTTCAATAAAAAGGAGCGTAATCATATTGGATAATCGGCAGTTAACAAGAGATATAAAAGAAGCTTTAAATCAAAAATATAAATTTCCTGAATGGATTTTTTTAACAGAAGTTCCAAATGCAACTGGGGCTTTATCTCGAAGACAAATTGACGGGTTTGCTTATAATTTATATCCATCAAAAAAATATCAAAAAATAGCATTTGAAATAAAAACATTAAAATCTGATTTGCAACATGAGTTAAAAAATGGTAGTAAATCAAATGCTATTGCTAAATATTGCGATTTGTTTTATTTGGTTGTTCCTAAAGGATTAATTACAGAAGATATAGAAATACCGGTTTCTTGGGGCATAATGGAATATGCTAATGGTAAGTTGCGCCAAACTAAAAAACCTTCTCAGATTGAATCGTGCGCGTTATCAGAGGGTTTTGTGGCAGGTATGTTACAATCATTAGAACGAAAGCATAAACAGTTTTTAGAAAAAGAAAAGAGCTGTTTACAATTAAAGGCGGAAATCCCACTCCTTTAGGTGTGGGATGGATAGCCCAAAATGAATATAATATCTGTGTATAAAACTATTGTAAACATACACATAATGTGTTATGTTAGTATCATGGAAAATAATTATAGACATACAAATACAAATGTATCTTTGATAAATTATCATTTTGTTTTTTGTCCAAGATATAGAAGAAAAATTTTTCTGATTCCTAAAGTAGAACAACGATTTAAAGAACTGGTCAAATTAAAATGTCAGGAGTTAGAAATTGAAATCATAGCAATAGAATGTGATAAAGACCACTCTCATATGTTCTTAAATTGTTTGCCTACATTGAGTCCATCAGATATTATGCAACAGCTAAAAGGATATACAAGCAAAATTCTTAGAGAAGAATTTTGCCAGTTATCTAAAATGCCTAGTCTTTGGACTAGAAGTTATTTCGTTTCAACCGCTGGTAATGTTTGTAGTGAAACAATTAAACAATATGTTGAAAATCAGAAAAAGAGATATTAAAAAGAGAATAATATTATAGAAAGTGAGGTGAATATTTATGGCAAATTTTGTAATTCAATTTCCTTTAAAAACAGAACAATACCAAGAAGATATATTAGATAAACGATTTGAAATTGGAAGAAAGATATACAATTCTTTAGTTAATGCAACACAAAAACGATATAAAGAAATGATTAAAACGAAACAATATCGTACTCTTTTATCTTCATTATCAAATGACAAGAAAAAAGATAAAGATATTTGGAAACAAATAAATGAAATGCGTAAGCAATACGGAATGTCAGAATATTCATTTCACGAAGATGCAAAACAAATGCAGAAACATTTCAAAGATAACATTGATTCTTTTACTTCTCAAAAAATAGCAACTACACTATGGAAATCATATGATAAATTATTTTTTGGTAATGGGGATAGAATACATTATAAAAAATATGATTCGTTAAACTCTCTTGAAGGAAAATCTAATAATACTGGGATAAGATTTAAAGACGATTGTTTAATTTGGAAAGGATTAAATATCCCTGTATTGATTGATTATGATAATTATTATGAATATCAAGCCATACAATGCGATATTTCATATTGTAGGATATTAAGAAAATTTGTTCATAATAAAAATCACTACTATATACAAATTGTTTTTAAAGGAAGTCCACCAACAAAAGTTAATACTGAGACTGGTGAGACAAAACATACTATTGGATATGGTGATGTTGGGATTGACATTGGTACTTCGACTATCGCTATTTCAAGCGAATCAGATGTAAAAATATTAGAACTTGCAGATAAAGTTCAGAATATAGAAAATCAGAAAAGACTTCTTCTTAGAAAAATGGATAGAAGTAAACGTGCTACAAATCCATGTAATTTTAATGAAGATGGGACAATTAAAAAGCAAGGAAATAAAAAAGTAGTTTGGGATAAATCAAATCATTATATTAAATATCAAAATCAGTTAAAGGAATTATATAGAAAGCAAGCCGATGTAAGAAAATATCAACATGAGTGTTTAGCAAACTATATCATATCACTTGGGAACAATATATTCGTTGAACATATGAATTTTTCAGGACTTCAAAAGCGTTCTACCAAAACAGAAATCAGCGAAAAGACTGGAAAATATAAAAAGAAGAAACGATTTGGTAAATCACTTGCTAATCGAGCACCTGCTATGTTGATGACAATCATAGATAGAAAATTAAAATATTTCGACAGTATGTTGTTTGAAATAAATACCTATAATGCAAAGGCAAGCCAGTTTAATCATTTTGATGGCACTTATAATAAGAAATCATTGTCTCAAAGATGGAATGATTTTAACGGTATCAAAATTCAAAGAGATATGTACAGTGCTTTTCTGATAATGAATATAAGTAATGATTTAGAAAGTTTTGATATTGATAAATGCAATAATAGATTTGATAATTTCAAGAAACTGCATGACACAGAAGTAAATAGATTAAAAGGATATAAAAATCTTAGTAGTATAGCAATTTAAACAGAGAAAATATTAATAGGTTTCGACATGAGCCTAATGCTATCGTTAAATTCTTATTGTAGAATTTGGTAGTAAAAGTTTTAATGAAACAGATTAGTCTTAATAGCATTCGTGTTATTTTGGAAGTCTATGTAATTAAGAACCCAACGTGCTTTAGCCGTTGGAGTGTCAGAAAAAGAAGTTGAACAATATTATGATAATCGAGTGCGAGAAGCAGTAGATAATAAAATGAGAGAATTTGAATGGGAAAATCATAATCAAATTGAATATAATAAATTCATGAGCACAATAAAATCTATTGATAGATTTAGTAATAT